CGGTGCTTGCATAGTCATGATCCGCATAGCATCCGTTCCCATGGATGCCTGAACAGCCATGTCTTGGAACTGCAACGATGCCATGCCGATGTTGCGCGTCAGGTTTTTATTGGAATTGGCAACCGCCGCGTTTGCCGCTGCGTGTTGTCTTAACCCAGCCGTGGCCGTTGTCATCGATCTACTGACTTGACCAAGCTGGGCTTGTACTTTCTTCATTTCAGGAACGGCGTTGCCAACGGCGTTCATCTCAAACGTGAGTTTTTCCACTGCCATCGTCTTCGCGTTCCTTCTTTATCTTAAAATATGCGACCCATTCATTATATTCCGAAACGCTGATTTCCTCAATCTCAGATATTGTTTTCCCAAGCAATTCAGCCAACGCTATCAGATTGAACCTAAATGGATCGCACTTTAGTTTTTTTCTTGTTCCTCAACAGAGACGGAACCAAAGATCGCGCCAAATACTTTTGCAATCACGTTCAATGGCTCACCCATCAGGATAAACTTATCGCCAATATCAAATGCGTTTTCGCCATCGGCGGTTTTGCACTTCAAGATAATAAGTTCAACCATCGCATCCAAAGTCGGATTGTTGATAAACTCTGGATGTTTCTTTTGTATCTTTGACATATCGCGGGCAGATACTTCGTTGAAGAATAGGGTTTGCGGTTCCCCGTTTTCGCCCCATTCTTCAACCTGAATAGATTGCAGTTCTTTATCTGCTCTATTTGCCGCGATGCGTTTGGCAAGTGACATATTAGGCAACCGTTCCGATTGTTAATGCACCTGTCAATTGCAGTTCTGCGTTCAGTGTTGCAATGCCGTCCAGCGTTGCGCCACGTTCAACAGATGTCACGATGAATGTGCCTGAATAAAACTGATCGCCAGTAGTTGTGCCTTCAGCATAAAATTCACAATCAACACTGTCACCTTGCGCCAAGTCAGCCTGAACCGCATCGGCTGGATCAAGATAAAGTGACATTGAACCCGTGCCAGTTTGCAAACCGGCGGTGTAGGTGCGGGCAGTATCGCCCATGCTTGTTGTTTCAACTGGGTCGGCTGTCATTGTGACTGTCCAGTTTAACAATTCGCCAATTGCTGCGACGGAACCGCCAGAAGTAACCAACTTCACGCTTCCATCTGATCCGAAATGTGTAGCCATTAGATGAACTCCTTATTTGGCCGTTTCTACGTCATTCAAAGCTGTAACATATCTGACTTGATAAGTCAGCTTCGCTACGCCCAATATTTGATCGGCTTCACCGTCAAATTGTATTGCGGTTGAAGTTAGCACCGTTGACTTTGCAAGTCCACCAATCGTGAAATCGCCCGCCATTGCTTCCTCAATCTGCACCGCTATTGCATCCGCGTCATCATCGAATGTGCTACTTTCGCGCACATAAACGTCAATCTCCAATGATAATTCGCGGTTTATATCTGTGACACCCACGTTATAACGTTCACTTGTTTCATTGCCTGTATAAACACTAATCGCCGGCAATAACGCTTCGTTCAATGGATGAACGCGCGTTGTGTATACGCGCCCACTGACCAAAGTCACCGCCGATGTCAAAGTGGTTGCCACTGCGTCACGGATTTGCTGTCTAACATGTGCCATTTTATGGTTTCTCTAACTGTAAGACTGTGACACCCGTTCCGTCATGTATCCATGCGACAATATTATAAGTGATCGCGTTTATGGTGATTGTGTCACCAGATGCCACACTAGGAACGTCAGTCGTGCGGCATGTAAATCTTGGCTGTTCTTGATGCACTTGCGCGGTGCCACCGGCATCCATTGGAACTGTCTCATTGTCAAAAATGCCGTTGATCGTACCGCCGCCATATGTTGCAGCGGTGGCGAAATCTTCGACATTCAAGATAAGTGACAAATCATCCGCAAATGCAATCGCCATTAGCTGTCATCCTCTGGCGTGCTTAGTTCAACATCGGACTTCTTCAATCCAACGCTGCGTGTTGTTTTCTTTGGCGCTGCCTTCGGCTTTGGTGCCGCTTCAGCTTCCGCGTAACCACGCGCAATCAGCTTTTCAGCAATGCGATCATTCAAATCATGTGTTTCGCCGGTCATCAGGTTTCCACCCGCACCAACAAAGCATTTCTGTAAAATCTTGACCTTCATGTTTTCCCCTTTCGGTGGGAAGAAGGGGCATTTCTGCCCCCTCTATTCAGTTATTAAGCAACTGAAACTTCGTCTGTGATACCGAAGCTAACTGCGTTGCGAACACCAACGTCCAATTCAGTGTGTAGAACCATGCGAACGGTTCCAGATGTTGAATTGGTGTAAGGATCAACCATGATGGATGGTGCGCCAAACTGTGCGATGATCAATTGTGAGAAGTCACCAAAGATCAATGCAGATGCGTCGTTGCCGCCATCGCCCGGGTCAAGGTTGGTTGGTACGTTTGATGAGAACGCCGCTGGATAGCCGTAGATGCTTGTCCATGGGTCGTTCATCAACATAACGCTGTCCGTCGATGCAACTTTTGAAGTTGAAGCAAGTTTCGCTTTAACCGCTGGGTGAGACAAGAAGCCAGCCGCATTGCCATTGACGATGCCGTTGTCTTCTTCAACCAATTTCACCAAGTTGATGATGTCTGCCCATGTTAGGCTGTCAACATCTGTCGCCGCTGAAATGTCTAGGTTGTTCACGCCAGATGTGTTCAAGATGCCTGTTGGCTGACCGCCTGAACCGGAACCTTGGATTGCGTAATATTCCAAACGATCAGCCGCAGAAGCAAGCAGGTCGTTTTGAATGATTTGCTCAATCGCTGGAACGCTTTCCATGACCAACAAGCGTGACATGTCAACATAAGCACCCATTGTGCGTGGTTGCAATGTTACGCCGCCATCTGTGCCAGCGCCGTCCGCAACTGCTGCCAATTCTTCAACGAATGCAGCGTTTGCACCTGTTGCTAGTTTTGGCATTTTGATCCGACCTGTTAGGCCGGTCATGTATGTTGCGCCCAAACCGCCAAGAACTTGACGTGCGCGAAGTGCTTCGATGAACATGTCGCCGCGATGTGCGGTTGGAACAAAATCATCAAACACAACTTCGGAACCAGAACCGCCGGTTGCCGCTGTGGACAATGGGCCGCGTTGCTGCCATGCGAAATCAGGAACATAAACGCCACGCGCTTCGTTGCCGACGCGCTTTGCGATTTCGTCGTTCATTTCACGTTCAAAGCCAGCTTTGCGCCAATCGCCTGTTGCTTGCGCTTGGATCATGCGACCAAGAGAATAGGTGCGCTTTTCTTTTACTGGCGCATCAATTGCAGATGGAGCAACGTCAAGTGGTTTGTCACCAATTGCGTCCAGCAATGCGCCACGGAACGCGTCCACGGACATGCCTTTTGCGATTGCTTCATTGGCTAGATCGCGCTTGTTGTGCTTGGCTGCGATTGCCAAAATTTCTGCATCGTTCTTGCGTGCGGCGCGAACTGCTTCAGCTTTTACCGCATCAAGGTCGATGTTGTTTTCGACTTTATCAGTCATAGTAACATCCTCCAAAGATGATTGAGATTTAGGTTTTGCTGGAACTGATCGACCAACGCCAACTAGATTTGACTGATCCGCTGGAACTGAAACGATGCTAATTTCCATGGGTGTGACCGCTACCCGATAATAGTCATCGGGATCACCGTCACGTTTTACACGGCCATCAATACGATAGCCAACACTGATGTTTTGTCGGATGCCATCAGTAACATCATTGAACACTTCAGAAGCCAGTGGACCTTTTCCAAATCGCACAATTGCGCGCAACCTACGCGCACCCTCATCCAGTTCAACCCCTTCGATCACGCCGATTTGCTTTTCCATATCATGGTCCAACAAAAGCGGTGCGCGACCACTATTCAAGAAATCTAAGTTCATGCTTTCCCGCGCATGGTCAATGACTTCCAAGCCAAATGACCGTTCAACAGGTTCTTCGCTAGAAACGCCAACTTTGACGCGGCGTGTTTGTTCGTCAATCGCCGCTTCGCCATCGCCCATGTGCATGGCACGCTTTGACATGTCTTCGCGGCTGAAGCGTTCTTCTTCGGTCGGCAGTTCTTCAACTGCTTCCGGTTCGTCTTCGGCGTGCGGTTTTGCAAACGTCACAATATACGCTTCTTCGGTTTCTTCGATGTTTAGAACGTGACGCTTTTTCATCTTGTTCGTTCCTTTCGTATTTGTGCCGATTTTAGCACTTTTTACACCATCTTTGCTAGACCTTTCGTCAATTGACGCTGGTTCAAATTTTATTGGTGTAAAATCGTGATCATCAAGCCATGCCAGCGCTTCGGCTTCGCTATATTCATCGGCATCAAATCTGATGCTTTGGATTTCGCTTTTGCCACCCAAGATGCCATAAATGAAATCAATTCCAAAGCCGCCGGCATCAGTTTCACGGCGAAAATCATCAAACTTGGCTGGATCGGCAATGCGGGCAGCATGTTCATTTGGGTATGGGCGCATTTCATCGTGATGCGCACGTTCATCATCCTTCAAACTGTCAACGATGTTGCGCGACCATGTAAAACCAGCGTCACCGCCCCAGAGCGCCCACGCTATGCGCCCATTTGATGGGTAACCATCTTCCCCTTGGCTAAAGCCTTCCGCGTCCTTGTCG